ACGAATGGGGAGTGGATCGCGGTAGGTGGTCCGGCTCAGGCGGCTGCTGCTCCTGCTGCTCCTGCTATGCGGAACGTGGTGGGGGCTGATGGGAGCCTGTATCACAGCTCACTCGCAGGGCGGGAAGCTGATGACCATGCGCATTACCTGAACAATGTGCGGCATGATCTCACTGCGCGGCATGCGCTGGGTACGGTAGTGCCTCACGATGCCCTCGCGAATCTGACGGACGTTGTGATTACGTCTCCTGCCGACTCAGAGGTGTTGACATGGGATGCGGCCACTAGCAGATTTAAGAACAAGCCTGCTAGTGGTACTCCTGGCGCAGCAGTCAACTATCAAGAATTGATGGAGCAGACGCTTGAAGAGCTACTTACCGGCGTACTGTCTACCGGGGACGCAACGGAGTCCACTGTAACCTATACATTCGGCGATGCATCGACCGACAACAACGGTATAGCGAGTTGGAGTCCATCATGGACAAGCAACGCCGGAAATAGAAGTAATACACTAGCGACGGCGTATGTGGAATTGACCGTCCGCACGATTGGTACACATGACATTGTACTGGGTTGTGGCGTAACAACTGCCGGGCGGCAGTTCTGTGCTGTAACTTTAGATGGCGTGGCGCAGACCACGTGGAACCAAGGCGCTAATCTAACCTATACACTGTCTGGCGTAGGGGCTGGGCCTCATACAATCCGAGTTACTGCCGGCGGACTGGGGACGTATGTGAGACTAGCGTCGATTGTCATATACCAGTTGCCATATCAGGGCGTTGCAGTGCCAGGAGACGCGCTAGAGGCGGTGTATATCCCGCCGTGGATGTTGGTCACGTCGGTTGGTATAGGTCCGACCGACAACGGAGCAACTATAAACTCCAGCTATTACGGAGAGACGATTATCACCAAGTTGCCAAGAGGCACGGCATTAGCCGAATCTGTATTCGCTCGAAGCCCTGTTGTAGCTGGCGCGGCGTCTTCCGGAGGCACGGGGATTGTACGTACACCGATAGTATCATCGAGGCTCACTACCTCACCGCTCGCCAGGGGGTTCCTGAAAACCGGTGTGGTGTTCACTATCCAGAGTACGGCCGGCACAAGAGGTTACACGGTGGGCGCGGATTCGGAGTTTGAGGAATACGGCTATACTCTGTCAGCCACTATCTACCGTCTAGCTGTGAGAGTTATGCTCGGGAAGGTAACTGCGACCGGCACTGGTAGTGTGCTCACGGTCGGGCAATATGTGTTATTTGTCATTGGCGTAGACCTGCTTGCTACATCATCAACTACTGGATCATTCGGAGGCGTTCCAGGCACATTTACAGGGGCGTCAGCCGACATCTACGTTATACCGACATAGGAGATGATTATGATATACGTTGCGGTTGAAAGATTTACTAACACAATCAGCGTGTTAACGAGCGATGTAGATGAGGCCGACCTACTGGACAGAGATACGCAGACTATCATAGAGATTAATGAGGCAGAGTACGCAGACCGGATGGTCGATACTCCAACGGGTCAGATGCGCTATATAAAAGCGCTGCGTACTCTGCCTCAGTCGTTTACACTGTCAGATAGTGGCGAACTCGTCCACGATGATTCGTACATCGAAGCCACTTGGTAATCACAAATTGCGGGGATTCACCTTGTACACCAGCGAGAATTTGCCGTCTTTGAAAGGTCGGCATAAGATCAGTTTGTCTACCGGAATCATGGGCTTGTAGTCTAAGTTCGTATTCTCGACTATCAGATATTCACAGTTCATATCTTTTGCAATTGCAGAATAGGTTGTCGAGCCTTGATGTACTTTGATGATTTCAGGACTGCACAACCCGGCTGAGTCAATGTAAGTGCTATCTGGCATCAGCCAGGCATACGCTCCAGGACTCCAGGTCATGACTGTTGCTCCGGGCTTCAAAAGGCCATTACTGCGGATATATGACGCCGTGTCGATGGATGGCCATTGGGACGGAGGCGTGTGGAGACTGGCTTGAAAAGCAGATGCAACGAGCAGTACGCATATGCCTGCACTTATTACTCTGTTGCATTGCGACATAGCAAACACGGCGGCAAACCACATTATCGGTACCCAGTACCACAGGAATGCAGGCACTTTGATTGCCGCATAAAAAACCAGCAGCAAAACGAACGCTGCCGGTGCTATCCAGCCATGTCGTTTGGCAAAGGATGGTATTCCAATCAGTGCTGATACGAATAGAACTACCAGCAACCAGGGATTTCCGAACGGCGAAAAATGAGCTATGAGCTTATCCCTTGGAGGTAACATACCGTGCATATATGCCATTTTCGCAAGGATCGTATTCGGAATGATCGATCCGAACGCCATATGCGCATATATCAACCAAGCTGATACTATTGAGATTCCGAGCAAGAGCGGATAAATCGCTTTTTGCTTTTGTGTGATCAGCACTCCACACCCGGCAAGGAGCGCGATTAAATAGCCTTCCGGACGCACCAGTGCGCACAGGGCAACCGAGACGGCCAGCATCCACAGTCTGCCACTCGTCACAGCGTACAACGAGACCGCGACAAGCAGCACGAATAGAGCAGTTTCCATGCCTGCACTTGCAGTCCATAGCTGCGGTGCAATGGTGGAAACGAGACCTATTGCAACGGAGCGAGTGATAGGCTGACCAGTTTGTATGCAAATCAACGCAGTTACCAAGGCAAGACCAGCCCACGAAAACGCCTGAATGAAGGTGCTGGCAGTCGGTATGTATATACCTAGATTGTGAGCCAGTGCTAACAGCATCACATACAGCGGAGTCGTGGATCCGTATACTGGATTTGCAGCCGTGGCAGTGAACCGGAAGCCATGACCTTGCGCGAAGGATCGAGCGAAATCATAGGTTATATAGGCGTCGTCATTGTGCCACAGGTGAGATAGGTAGTACAGGGATGCGCAGAACACTACACAAAATAGCGTCGATAACATCGCCACGCCTCGCAATCCATCAATGGCGGCGAAGCGGTTTGCGGGTTTCGGTTTATTCATGGTTGTGTAACCTTTCGTCTTGTTGAGTACATCAAATATGACCTTGCGCTGTGCTGGCAACTAGTTGACTACATTATACGCGATATTAGTAAACTGTCAATCTTAGGGGTTCCTCGATACCCTAAACTTACAAGGAGGATCACATCATGTTCGATTTGGGTGGCACGTTGTTAAAAGCCGGGGTTCAGGCATTCGGTGCTTCATCGCAGAAAAAGGCGATGAAGGCGAAGGCAGCCGCCGACGCACGAGCGGCCCGGGAGGGATACGGGCGAGCCGAGACTATGACGGAGGGTTCGCGCAAGCTGGGCGGGGAATCGACCAACTATCTCTCTCAGTTACAGAAGATGCTCTTCGGCGGGCTGGGAAAGGAGAGCTCGTTTCTCTCGGCCGCACACAAGCAGAACCTGACGGGCATCGAGAGGGGTCGATCCCGAGATCTCGCCGGCGCTTCGTTCCTAGCCAGGACCTCACCTTCTGCGGTGCGGGGGCTGACTCTCCGTGCCAATAGGGCTGCGACCGATGCGACGAACGCGGAGAACATTGGCTACGGCATGAACCAGCAGGGGTTTGCAGACTCGCGGATGAACCAGTTCGGGCAGGTGCTCGGCATGGGACTGAGTGAGGGGCGGTTCGGAACGGGCATCCTCTCCGGCGCGTCTCAGGGCCTGCTGCAGGGGCAGCTCGGGACCAACGCGACCAGGGCGCAGGGTGCGATGGGCTTCTGGGACTCCATGGGCGACATCACGGGCGGAATAGCCGGCGACATTAGCGCATACAAGAGCGGAAAGGCCAATGAGGCTCTGCTTAGCGGGATCTACGACATGACCAAGGGCAAGGGTGGGGTTTGGACGCGGAACCAGCGAGATAAAGATGGAAATTCGATACCAAGATAGGACGAGGTATTCATATGGCTTTTACAGATAGGTTTCAACAGACAGAGAGCGGCAAACTCAACCGGCAGGACCAGGTCAATGCGTCCCTTCGAAACCTGATGCAGGCGGCACGGGAACGGCAGCAGTACGAGGAGGAGAAGGAACTTCGTCAGAGGGAGATAGACCGGAATCATGCAGTACAAAACCTTGCCCTGGCGAAAGAGCAAATCTCCACAGTCGACTATGCAAACCAGGCAGAGAAAGACCCTTCCGTAGTCGAACGGGACATGAAGACCATCAACCAGTTCGAGAGCACGATCGGCGTACCTCTCACTGCTGCGTGGACGAATCCGAAGCCTCGCCATTTCTCTGAGGAATGGCGAAAGGTGGTTCTCGACGCACAAAACAATATAGACCCGAACGTGCATATCCCCGGGCTGATCTCGACCTACGGTACGGATTTCCTGAACAAGATGCTAGATGAAGAGGAGGAGCAGGAATCAATGCTGGCTCAGGCCGGCGCAGTTGCGACCGGGCAACCATCGCCGGGCGGGGATCAGAAGCCTGCCGGGACTCAGCCTCAAGCACAAAGTGCTGGTCAGACTGCACAGCCTGCAGCTCCTATCACTGCGGCTCCAAAGAAAAACCTTGAGGAGCGTTTGTATGCCAGGGCTGCGTCCAAGTACGTCCCACCTCCTACCCGCGAGCAGAAGCAGGCTGCAGTGGAGCGGAAGATCGAATCCCTGCGGACTATGGCGAGCGATCCGAAGGGCGATCCGGCCATGCTGAAGGGGCTAATGGACGATATAGTCACGAGCAGTATGGATCTAGATGCAGGGTACACTCCCGGGATGCTCCAGGGGATGGTGCGTTCTGCGCAAATGAGCTACAAGACCAACCAGTTCAATAACCTTTTCAAGATCGTGGAAGAGGAGCAAACCGACCCGTCTTACAATCCGAAAACAAACTGGGAGCGCAGGAAGCAGTTGGCGGACCTGGCGAATGAGACCGGCATTATGGGTGGCGACAAGGTATGGACTCCGGGTGACTTTACGACTCTGGGCAGTGCGAAACGGGCTGCCATATCCCGTGAACTCGGCTACAAGGAGCGGGAGTTCACATTGGAGGAGGGGCGGACCAATGCCTCTATTGCAGCACAGAAGATACAGAACGGGCTCGCACTGGCTCAGGAAGGCAGGCTGTCAGCTCAGGCTGTGGCAGATGTGGCCAAGCAAGCCGTGGCAGTCCATCAGTTCCTTGGGTTTACGAAGCGGACCCTAGCGAAAGGGACTATTGAGGATGTAGTGATCGATCCCAAAACCGGCAAGGCTGTCTTGAAGGATGGAAAAGAGCAGAAAACAGTCCGTCCTCTCACGGCAGAGGAAAAGGCTGCTTATGAGCAGGATGTCAGGGCTTATGACGGCATACTGAAGCAGTATAACAGTGTCATTACCGGGCTCGGCGGGAAGGCGTTGTCGTTGGACAGTAACGGGCTGACTACCACTCTGGACCCTGCCATGCAGTCCCAGGTGGCCGCGCGGCTTAGGAAGCATCGAAAGAACGGCAAGTTTCCGTCTCGAGAAGACTTCATCAACAACGCGCCCAAGGATCTCCCGAAGGACGATCTGGGTGCGATTTATGACTACGTGAAGCAGAAGGGATAATCCTATGGGTTTTTGGGATGGATTCGAACTAAATACAGCGACTACTGCATCGCCCAAGGCGAAACCCAAAAAACAGGGAACTGGATTCTGGGATGGGTTTGAACCTGAAAGTCCCAGCGAGACTTTTAAGTCTGCCGGCAATATCCTGAAGGCGGGTGACAAAGTGGCCGGCATGAGCATACTCGCGGGAGTGTCCACGCATAAGATCCACTTCGGCACGCATGACGGGCCGGGGGTTTACGACATCTCCGAGAAGGAAGCCAAACGCAAGTACGGATCCATGGAGAAGGCGGCGGATGCACTGGCTGAGCAGGGGTTCGTGGTCGCCGTCCGGTACAAGGGACAGAAGAACATAGGGAGCAATCATCTGCATTTCGCCGATCCGCAAGTGGCAGACCAGAAGGAGGTCACGAGACTTCAGAGGCAGGGCGCTTTGCAGAAGGAGATGGATCAGGAAGCCAAGAGGCAGAAGGGCATAAGTACTGGTAAGCAGTTTGTTTCCGATCTTGGCGAAGGCGTCACGGATTTCCTGGTAGACAAACCTATTCGGTATGCCTCTATGTTAATGAACGCAGCAGAGGTCGGCGCAGGCAGGCAGACTATTAATGCCGCTGAGGCGTTCAATGACCCGGGGTATGAGCCGGGCATGCCGGATCTTCGCAACATAACACTAATCAAGGATAGCACGAAGCCCGAGACCATGGTAACATCCAAGGCCGCCAAGAAGTTGGAGTCATATGCGGAGAAGCACCCGAACACGATCCTCGGTAATCGCGCTGAGAAGATGGGCGCCAGTTTCAGAAATCCTGCGACCAATGAGGAGATGTTTACTGATGCAGCTTTCTTCGCCGGTGGTGAAGTGCTAGGCCCGTTGCTAGGCGCGGCGGCGAAGACCAGGGTACTAGGCCCATTGGTCACTCCGATACTGAAGGCTGGGAAGGCTATAGACGGACTCTCTGCCCCTGTTAGGATTCCAGCAAAGCTAGTGGAGGGTGGTTTAGGATTCGAGGCCATTAACCTTGGTATAAGCGGAGCGCATGCAGTGGCTAATGGTCAGTCTTTGGGCGAGTTCGTAGATCAGCAGAAAGAGGCATTGCCGACCAACATGTTCACAGGCATGGCGTTCAGAGTGCCTCACCTCTTCCGAGGTCTCACGCCTCAGCAGATCAGAGCGACCGAGGAGAACATCCGGAATATCCACGATACTCAAGTGGTGACTCATGGGCAGGCGGATCCGCAGGTAGTCCGGGCGTTGGATGAGATCCAACAGGCCATCAAGTATACGGAGAAGGGTTCGGCGACTGTGCCGGAAGGTGCGAAGCCGTTTACCGTGCAGCCTGGCGAGACCATCAATGAAGGACCTTCCAGGGGGAAGATGCGGGCATTCCGGGAGGTCGAGGAGCAAATGCTCAGGGAAGATTTCGAGCGGAATATGCCGGAGGCCGGGAAAAGCTATGAGCTGCCGATCGGGAAGGTGACCGTCCGGGAGATCCGAGGGGGAGACGCGGCGAAGGGGCGACTGGGCGAGATCCTGGTGGAGACCGAGAAGGGGATGAAGGTTCGGATCGATGCGGATGAGTTTGCATCGATGCGGGCGGAAGGGCCTGCTAAGCCGGCTGCAGAGTGGAAGCCGATCGCTATGCCTAAGGCGGTCGAACAGAAGCCTGTTACCGGTCGGAAGCTCTCGGGGGTCGAGGGTCGGGAAGTTTCGGCGACGGGCGCGGATCCTAACCTGGAGTATAAGTTCCGGACGAAGGTTGTAGAGCTGGATGACCTCGTGCCGTCGCATACCGATGCATTGGGTCTACATCCGGAGTATCCTGCTGACTGGCAGCCTCGAATGAGGGATCGGGCGGCATCGGAGCTGCAGATCGACAAGATTGCGCGAACGCTCAATCCGGATGCTGTTATCCGGGATACAGGCTCAATAGACAGAGGATCTCCGATCGTCGGGCCGGATGCGATTGTTGAGTCTGGAAATGGGCGTGTGTTGGCCTTGAGGCGGGCGAGGGAGAAATATCCGGAGAGGTTCGAGGAATACAGGCAGAAACTAGCAGACCGGGCGGAGGAGCTTGGGGTTTCCGAGGATGCGGTCTTAGGGATGCGGAATCCGGTGCTCGTCCGTGAGCGAGTATCGGATGTCGACCGTCCGGCGTTCATGCGAGAGGCCAACGAGACGGCATCGATGTCGATGTCGGCGTATGAGGACGCGCTTTCGGACTCGAGCCGTATCCGGGATGAGTCTGTGGCCACCATGAAGGTTGGGGAAGATCAGAGTGTGGACCAGGCGCTCCGATCTCCGGCAAACAGAGATCTGGTCAGGGAGTTCATCGGTGCTATCCCGGAGAACGAACGGGCTCGGCTTCTGGATGCAGACGGGCAGCTCAATCAACAGGGGCTGCAGAGGCTGAAGGGTGCGCTGTTTGCGAAGACCTATAAGAACGATGCCGGCAGGAGACTGACACAGACCCTATTGGAGAGCCTGGACTCTGACGTTCGGAATATCGAACACGCGATGTTCCAGACTCTGCCGAAGATGGCGAGGGTCGAGGGGCTCACCAGGCGGGGCGAGCGTCCGGCAGGATTGGGGATCAGTGAGGACCTCTCGAAAGCGGTCGATATGCTGGCACGGCTGCGGGAACGGGGCACGTCTGTCAAGGAGTTTGTTGGGCAGGCTAGTTTAATGCGGAGGGAACTTTCTCCTCTGCAGGAGAAGATGCTGGTTTACCTGGACGAGATTGGGAAGTCCAGGAAGAAGGTTAAGACATTCATCGAGGCGTACGCGGAAAGCGTCGAGAAGCAGGCACATCCGGGGCAGGGCGCGCTGCTGATGGATGAGAAGGCGCCTAGCAAGAAGGAGTTGATATCGAATGCGATCGAACGGCAGCGAAGAGGAGAGGGTTCCGGATCTGTCAAGGAAGGTGCACAACTGGAAAGACCCGAGTCCGGAGGATCTCCAAGACGAGGGGGAGAAGGGGCGAGCGGACGCGGAGCGAGACAACCGGAGCTGATCGGGACATCCGGGGCGGCGCGACAGGATATAGAATCGGCGATTCTGTCAAACAGTTACGTGGATCCAGGCCGGATTGAGGCGTACCCTGATTTGGTCAAGAAGTACCCCGATGCTTTAGATAAAGCTAAGCAGGCTGATCAGGCCCGGGTGACTATGTCTAAGGTGATTTCAGACCAGGTGGATGTGCTCAACGCTGTTCGCAGAGAAGGACTGGGGGATGTTGGGTTCTACTGGGGTGACAAAAAGGGCGGCATTGCTCATCTGATCGAGGCCCGGAATGCGCAGGGGTTTGACGGCCAGGTGATAGCAATGAAGATGCCGGAGGTCATAGTCTACGGAGAAGTAGGTAAACCGTATGGGCCTCCCGGAGGTGAGCGTATCAATGTTTCTCATGATGGGCATACAGCGGTGCTGTCGCTATTCAAGCACGGGGATAGAGAAACGTGGCTGCTAACAGGGTGGAATGATCTCCCCGATGGCAGCCGAGGGGTTAACCCTAAGAGCGCCTACGCTCCTGACTCCTCTGGTATACAGAGCCAGGAGGGAGCGGGGACATCACTCAATTCGAATTATACCACATCCGTGCCTGAAGTCAAGCAACAGCGGGGCGTGAGAGAGACGACAATTACACCTCAACCCAGAGCGAAAACTCAGGCGTCTACGGTCGGGGCTGTTATGGCAAAACCACGTGGGCGTGCAGCCGGCGCACCAGTCCGTTCTCCTGCCGAGATTGTCAAGTCACTCAACGATGCGCTTGTGCCGATCAGAACGGGGCGATATGCTGCAAAACTGGGGAATTCTATCCGGACCGGCATATACAAGGTTCTTCCGCAGGTGGTCCGGACTCGGATAGCGAACGATCTGCCTACTACCTCTCATGAGGTGGGGCATCACCTGGAAACGCTGTTCTACGGCGGAGATGCGTACAAGGGTATACCTCAGTCTCATCAAGCAGAGGTAGCGAAATTGGCCTATCCCAATGCTCAGGACAATCTCCGGGAGGGACTCGGTGAGTTTGTCCGCCTGTGGATGACAGAGCCGGCAGAGGCCAAGAGGGTGGCGCCCAATTACTTCGGGGAGTTCGAAGGGCAACTGAAGGCTAACCCTACAGTTGAAAAGCTGCTCCGGGATACCCAGGCCGACATAGGCAACTGGTACGCTGCTGATGCGCGGACAAGGTTGCATAAGACTACCAGCGTGGGGGAGAATCTCAAGGATAAGACTGTCACCTGGAGCAACTTTTATAAGCGATGGGTAGATGAGTATGACCCGATTCGCAGAGCACAGGAAACTGTGTTCGGTGAGGATGGATCGAAGAAACTGCCGCTTTCTCAGGATGCTTTCCGTATCTTGTGGCAGGGGCGCGGAATCGCCGGAAAGGCCTCTCAGTGGCTCAAGAGGGGTGTTATCGATCGAGAAGGAAACGTGATAGGTAAATCCTTCGATGAGATCCTAAAACCAGTCAAGCAGGATATAGAAGCCTTCAGAGATTACCTGGTGGCAAAACACGGGCTCGAGGTGATGGATTTCAAGGGCGAGGATGCTATGCCCCTTAGCAGGGCGGACTATGCATCGATCATCAACCGGGTTTCTCCTGCAGACAGGGCACGGTACAATGCGTCGATCAATGAGCTGCAGGGGTTCCAGAACAGCCTCTTGGCGGAACTGGTGGACTCCGGACTGCTCTCCCAGGACGCTTACGCGGCGATCAAGTCTCAGTACAAGTACTACGTGCCGTTCTACAGGGTAAAGCCTGCGGAGAATGTGAGCGTTCGTCCGGGATTCGGCAAGCGCAGCCTGGGCGATGCGTCGAACCCGGTCAAGAGACAGCGAGGATCCAAGTTGGACGTTGTGGATCCGCTTGAGTCTATCATCAAGAATACCTATGTTTACCTCAACCTGGCACAGGAGAACCGGGCTCGGCTGGCCTTCCGGAACTGGACGGACGTTCCCGGCGCTGGTCGGATAGTGGAAAAGATTCCGCCCGAAATGCGCGCGACAGGGGCAACTCTTGATGAGGTCCTGCGCGGCGTGCTGGATGGGCAGGAGATGAAAGACTTCTTTGCCGGCAGCAGTGCTACTCCGGAGACGATCGTCAATATCTTCCGTCCGTCGTATCAGACCGGGCCGAACGAACCTATTATGCGCGTGTTTGCAGACGGCAAGCCTGAACTGCTGGAAATGTCGCCGGAACTATACGAAGCAGTCAACAGTGTAAACTCGTCGCAGGCAGGGATGATAGGTAACGTGCTGAACGGCATATCTTCCGTGCTGCGGGCAGGGGCTACTCTTGATCCGGGATTCGCGGCCAGAAACCCTATGCGCGACTTCGTGAACGGGTATGTCAACTCCAAGAATCTGACCAAAGTACCGGTAGCAGACCTGGCACAGTGGACATTGTCGTGGTGGCGTGGACTCGGTAACGTGATCAAGGGACAAGTTGGAAAGTCCGGCACATACGATCAGTTCCAGAATGCCGGGGGCGCTACATCGGGGCTGACATCCGTTGACCGGAACATCCTCCAGGAAGTGCTTGATGATATGCTGGGCTTCTCCGGGAAGGAGAAGATCGTTCGGGGCGCGAAGAAGCCGCTGCGGACTGTTCTCCTGCCTCTGCAGAAGTTTTCCGAGGTGATGGAGGAGACCACGCGTGTGGCCGAATTTGGACTCGGCACGAAGTGGGGTAAGGCGCTCGGGGAGGAGAATCTTTCTCGACAGGCGGTAAACGCTCGGGACTTGACGCTCGACTTCAAGCGCAGTGGAACACAGGGGAAGAAGGCAAACCAGCTTATTGCATTCTTCAATGCTGCTGTGCAGGGGACTGACAAGATCGGCCGGCAGTTGAAAGATGCGCCGGCCGCTACCGTGGGCCGTGCGATAACCGCGATTACCGTACCCTCGGTGATGCTCTATATGGTAAACCGACAGCACGACGACTATGACGAGCTGCCGGAGTGGGTGCGCGATACCCACTGGGTGTTTAAGGGTGGTGACACTTGGTACAGGATACCGAAGCCTCAAGGGCTCGGTATGGTCTTTGGCTCGCTCCCGGAACGGATACTACGCAAGCTGGATGCAGAAGATCCCTATGCCTTTGATGGGTTTGCTAATGCTATGATCGAGCAGACAGCTCCGGACTATATACCCACGGCGTTGAAACCCTGGTTTGATGTGGCGCGAAACAGGTCCTTCTCAGGAGGGCCGATAATTCCTGAACGCGAGAAGCGAATGCCTGCAGAACTGCAGTTCGGGCCAAACAGCAGCGAACTGGCAAAGATGGCCGGGGATGCGTTGGGTGTATCACCCAGGCAGATCGATTACCTGATGCGCGGTCACCTGGGCGGCGTAGGGACGCTGGGTATCCAGTTGTTCGATGGATTGGCTGGGCTGGTGGGTGTTGGCGATCAGACTCCTGCTCCTGCGAAGGCGGCCACAGATCTACCGCTGGCGAAGTCCTTCACGGTCAACCCGATGGGGTCTCCTGTTCAGGTGGATCGAATGTACCGGGAACTGGGCGAACTCCGAAAAGAGGAGCAGCGCTCAGAAGCAGGCCGGCGCAAAGCGTTTACGCAGGAGGAGACTGACCGGCTGCAGATATTGGAGAGGGCATCTGAGATCCTCTCCGGAGAGCGCAGAATCATCAGGAACATCAACGAGGCGAAGGACACTGATGCGGTGCAGTCGATTGTCGATCAGCACGGTATCCAGGTGAGTGCCTCTGATGTTCGGCAGATGAAACGCGAGGCGCTGCTCTGGCTCAAGGAGAATGTCGAGGCTCGTGTAGCAGAGGGAGACCCGGATGCACTGGAGGAGTTTAGCGGGTTCACCAAGAGAGGCGGACAGAGGAGGTCGGGCGCATCCATCTTCGGGCTTGATCCTATTCAAAAGCTGGAACGCCGGATGGGGCGCGATATGGGCAACTTAGGCAAGACGCCGTGAACATCATGAACTACAGCACAGAGGCAGGCAAGAAGCGGTAAGACAATAAAACGTGGGGGTGCAGAGTGGCGCTTACTGGTGAGGAACGGAATTGGATCCAGGGTCTATTCAAGGAGCTGCGAGGCGACATAGGCAACGCATTTGACAGGATCAATCATGTCTCCGTCGAGCAAGCTGCTCAGGGGCAGCGAGTCACGACCTTGGAGGACAAAGGGAAAGACTCCGGCGGACTGGGTAGGGCGATCATTGCCAGTAGTGTGGGCGGTCTGATCGTGGGGCTTGTTATGTTAATTGTTGGATATGCGGTTTTAGGTATGGGGGCCGGTCCTGTGCAGGGTAGGCTTGCTGTGCCGCTATCAACGAATGCGAGGAGGTGAAACTATGAACAAGGCATTACTCATCACTCTGGGCGCATTTCTGCGCCGATTTGGGGCACTGGCCGGGACTGCGCTCCTGGCGTTTCTCGCCGAGCATTGGGTCGGTTGGCTTGACGGGGCTCTGCAGGGCAATTCTGGGACGGCGAAATGGCTGCCGCTCATCTACCTGGGCATCGAGTTTGTACAGAAGCTTTGGAGAGAGCGAAATAAAGCGAAGGGGGTTACGTACTGATGTCAAAAATTTCTGACGCCATCGAAGAGATGGGGCAGTTTTCCCAGGGGCTGGTGAAATGTGCGGCCAAGGGGAATGAGGAAGAACTGTTGTCGGCGCTCACGCTGTCGGCTGCGTTCGTCAACCTGACCGCCCAATTGCTCAAGGAAATTGCCCGTAACCCGGTCGGGTTCGGCATGAAGATTCTGTTGGGCGGGCGGTTTGACCCGTACAAGGAATTGAGACCGCAGGCTCAGGTATTTATCGACAGGTGGGGTTTGTAATTGGAGCACGGGCGTCTTCTTGCCAATCTGGAAGACATGGCGTTCTGCTGAGGAGAAATTGTATGGAAGAATTGAAACGGGCAATCGAGGATCTTAAAAAGCGCAAGAACACTCCAGGGACATGCCTGGGCGATATACGCCAGGTGTTGTCGAAATTCGGGCTGAGACTGCCTCCGCCGATGCCTCGACCGCACAACACGGCCATTGCCAACTTTGAGGAGCTGGTGCAGGATCCGCAGAAGTACGGCTGGAAGGCGGTCCACCATGTGGATGGCAAGCTGCCGGTCCCGTACGCACTGGTTTACTTCAAGAAGTGCGGAGATCTGGGTGACGGACGGCAGGCCGGGCATATCGCCATCCTGGATGTGGAGAAGATGAAGCACTACGCCAACGCCGATCACGCGATGACTCGCTACTGGGGCGAGCGGCTGATCGGGGCGTTTGTGCCAGTTGAATAGCGCGCATTAAACATAGTCTGTTCTAGTCATGGGGGCAGGGAGACCTATTATGCCAGCAGACATCATTTAATGCACTCCCAAGGCGGCAGGTTTAACCATGCCGCCACTTTTTTGTATATGGTTCTTGGATAACTTTGTGAGCGGCCTCGGGTGAAGCCGGTCTGTCGGTAATATTCGTCGGCCGTTAGGGTGATTCCTGCGCGCTTGGCGCGGAGGAGGACCTGGACGGCTATCATGTGTTTGGGGTTTTGGAATTCGGGCGGCGGGAGTTGGACGTTTACCGGGATTCGGAGTTTTGCTTCGGCGATATGCAAATGAGACATTTTGCGGGACTTCTCGGAGATGGTGACCTCTTCGAAAACGGCTTCGCAGACCTGGCGTTTGGTGTAGGAGTCTAGAAGCTCCCACCAGGCATTGAAATCGGTGGAGTCATGCTGCAGGGCCTTAAGCAGCTCGGGCGAGGCATACGGGGCACTGAGGGCTGTCCGGAGTGCCGTCTGGCGCTGGGCCAGGAGTTCGACTTCTTTGTTCCATTCGGCGATCTGGCGCTCGAAGACCTGGCGGGCTTCCTCCAGGAGATCGCAGCTGGTTGTGGCATAGGCGGTGACTAGGTTCTTGAGCTGTGTCTGTTTGCGATCGATGAGGGCGTTGACGTTGTGCAGCTCTCGGATCTGCTCGGTTTTTGATTTCTCTGCCTGGCTGACTGCAATCTCGCAGTCCTGGCACAGGGCTCGGACTACATTGTGGTCCGAGAAGATCTGCTCGAGCATGAACAGGATAACTCGATGCGCTCGGTCTTTTCGCATGAAGATGATGTCCGGATTCTTCGGGTCCGATGGGCGGCGGTTGGTGTAGTTCCGGCGATCGCTGCCGAGCAGGGTCTGACCTTTGTACCTGAGCACGGATCTGGCCCAGGTGTTTGAGCTGGTGATCTCGTGACGGGTGATACGGCGGGCGATGATGGCCTGGGCCTCGTGCCACTGTTCGAGAGTGATGGGATGGGGATAGTCGGCTTCCTTTTCGGGCCAGTTCCACTTCGATTGGTCGTCCAGGATGCTTTCCTTCCATCGGCGGCAGGGATAGCCGGCGTAGAATGGATTTCGGAAGATCCTGGCGAAGTTTGTCCAGGAGATGGGGAGATCTCCGTATTGTTCCTGCATCAAGCGCCAAACCGTGGCCATGCCGTATTTGGGGATGAGAGACCATATATCCTGGAGGATGGGGTAGGTTATGGGATCCGGCTCATAGCGCTTTTCGCCCGGAATGTAGGTGTAGCCGAATGGGCTTGTGCCGTTTGTGTAGCGGCCTTCCCTCTGGATCGCATGATCGCGTGCTAGCCCAGTACGTTCCTTGTATGAATCCAGCTCATAATCTGCAAAGAAAAGGCGCGTCTTGATGTCTCGGAGGTCGCCGATCTTGTTTGGATCGTAAAGGCGGTGCGGTGTAAGGATGTAGACCTCGTTGCGCTGGAGGCATTTAATGATCCGTCCCATTTCTTCCATGTCCGGACGTGCCAGTCTGTCGATATCCGTAACAATCCAAACCTTGGATTCGCCTCGATCGCTCTTGGCCATGACTTCACCGAAGAGCTGACCGGCTTTCATGGTGAGGGCGCCAGATACGACGTCTTCGACGACCGTGTAGTTGAGGCCGTGCAGCTCCGCGAGTTCCACGAGGCGTGGGCGGTGGACGCGAAAGATTTCGTCTGTGGTTTCGTCGTCGGCACGGGACTTTCTGAGAATCACGTCGGCGGGAAGGTTGGTTAGGTCGGGATGGTTCATGGCTTGGCCAGTTTTTTCAGTGCGGCAAGTCTCTCATCGGGGTTGGGTTTTCGTGATACGGTCCGGTTCGTGGTCTGCGGGTTCTCCCATCTGCCTGTATCACCATCCTGGACTTGCCTCTGGCCGGTAAGCCTGTCGATTCTGACTAACTGGCTACGGATCTTGGTCACTTCGCGAGTTGTGAACGGATCAGACATGCCGAGGCTATTGCGAACTGGCACAGTGTCCTGATACGAATAAGTCTCTGTTATGTATTGATACCGCATGAAGCCAGGCCAGACGTAGAAAAACGTGAGGAGGAAGCCGATTAGGAAAAATGCTGATAACCAGGTCTTGTTCACTTCCGGTCCTTTAACCTCGCTCTATCTTGAATCGCCTTAGACCGAAACCTAGGCGGACTTTCCTTCGTGCCATTCCTCAAGATCTACAGGGTCTTTCTGGAGTTCGGAGAGTACCTTCTTGGCTTCATCGGGCGTGAGCCGGCCGGTGTTTACGAGATATTCAGCCATCTGCTCTCGAACCATATCAGGTTTGGGATGTTCGTATTCGTAGCCGGCAGATCGCAAGAGAGCTTCTAGATCAGGGTGTCGGTCTGCGTAGCCTGCAGCGAATTTTCTGATGATATCTGGTTGTGGTACTTTGCCTCTGCCCATGGCAAGTAGATAGGCTTGGCTGATTCCTGTCTTAATTTCTGCCTGCCCGAAAGAGTCCTGCCCCTTGATTTCGCGGATCAGTTCTCCAAACTCCTCGCAAACTCGTGATTCTCTACGCATTAATAGCTCCCTATATCAAGTATAGCCTGCATGGCAAGGGCAGAGCAATAGAGTTAAAAAAAAGTCTTGACAACAATAGTGAACAATGCTATGATCGGTCATCGCTATTCACTATAGTGAATAACACTGGAGGTAGACCTAGTGAATCTTAAGCCCGAGCAAATACAACTGATCAGAGAAGTAGCTGATCTATGGGCTCAGGGGCTTACCCAGGGGCAGGTTGCCAAGGCTCTTGACAAGAACCCCAATACCCTCCGGGGTAGGCTTCGCTACTATGGGTGCAAGTTTGCCCGTGGCGGGAAACTGGTTTGGACCACAACGGGCAAGCCGGTGGATCTGAACCTCATTGCTTCCTAATATCCCATCTTACAACATCCAATCCGGCGTTTGACCTGTTAATGTTGCGGTATTTATACCAGTAATTTCACTGGTTTTGACTGAGAGGAGGGGATATGCAGGGAGAGAGGGCCAGGGATGAGAGTTTGCTTCGAGAAGGTGTCCGGGCGCAGGTTAGTGAGGCTTCCAGCGTGGCTACGCTTCGGGGGCTGATTAAGCGACTGGACATGTCTAGTGAGCGGATGATCCACGATATGACGCACGAGAGGCCTTTGGATGTGGTGATGCTGGCTAAGGAGATCCGGGAGAACGCGGTGCTGGCCATGGGAATTGTCGACAAGGTGCGGCGGATACAGAGCGGATTGGAGTAGGAGCTATGAGCGAGAAGTGCGACATCAAACCTGAGACGGATGAAGAGCAGATCCCGGAGTGGGCTATGCGCCTGGCGGCATTGATAGTGCCTACCGTAATTGAACTGACCAGGCAGAGGCGGCCAGAGCTGTTCGAGGAGGGCCTGAGGGTGGAAGTCGGGAGTTAGGTCGGCTTGTCTTTTTTTGTGCGTGGGCTTGGTTGGAGAAGGCCATGGCGGTTGGGGGACAAGCGCAGTCGAGGTTGGAGGAGGAGCAGGATGAACAGGCATGAGTTTGAGGACGAATGGGAGAGGTGTTACCAGGCTGACAGACGCCTCCGGAGACCGCGTGGTCTGCGCGTGACCTGGACGATTGGCGACCTGGTGTGCGGGATTCTGTTTGCGGGGCTGATCTTTCTCTGGATGGGGATCGGCTCGCTGTTGAGGTAGATTTTCGATTTGCCGGGCGGGGGTCGGCTTTTAAACCGGCCCTGACTCGATTTACATTCCACAGCCCTAAGAGTCTCACGCCACGGACGCCCGGCATTCACATTCCAGACTCGTGTGCGAAAGCACATACATTCAGGACATCAAGTAGATTTTACGATTTGCCGGGCGGACCGCACGGTGACCTTTGAAAGCGCCGTCTCCTACTCGCGTTTAACAGGCCGCGAGAAGGGAGAACGCAACGGACGTCCGGCATTGATTTCCGCTCGGGTACACGGCGGTAGGAAATAGGAGTAGATATGTATCGAATTGCAATTAGACCAGTGTTGTTGGATGTCTGGGAGATTGTGCCCGGGGAGTTCGACGACTCGATGATCGAGGAGCAGCTCAAGCAGCTCATGTTCGTTCACGGCATTGAGAACGTGGAGCTCTACCAGAAAGTGTCGGTACAGGCAGAGCTAGTGATCAATCTACAAATCGGCATCAAACAGATACTGGAGACCGCCGTGCAGCAGGTTCTTCAGGATGCCGCCCAGGCAGTCGAAGCCCTAGAGAGCACGAAAGACTCAAAGTCGGATCAGAGTGTAGAGATAGATCCGGCTAACTATATTACCCCGAACGAAGCGGCCGCAGAAAGGGGTTATGTGCCGGGAACAGTCCACACCATGGCCAATAGAGGCGAGATCCCTTTCGTCAAGGCCCCAAACGGGAGGATCTACATTCCGCGCGCAGCCTGGGAAGAGTGGAAAGCAGTACACCCCGTAGCGGGCAAAAAGTAAAGCGGCGACTGAGTGTCTGGGAGAAGTTGAACCCGCATCTCCGGGAGGAATGTATGGGGTGCTGCAACCTGGACGAGGTGAGCAAGTGCACGGTCTTTGCCGATGCGCGAAAGGCCAGGGTAGACAAGGACGAGATCTGTATTCTCTGGTGTCGGCCGGTGGAGACACGTTATCTGGAATGATGGAGGGTTACCGGAATGGCGATGACGGGGTTTCGGAAACCGGGGGAGCCTACGCGGAAGGCGAAGCCGCCTTCGGTGAGTTTGAATCCTCAGGGCTTAATTGAGTTTAACTCGGCGCTGCGCAGGGAGATTGGGGAGGACTGGAATTTTGCGGTGCTGGGGTTTGATGATGAGACTCGGGAGATCGGTATCCGGCTGCTCCGGAGTGGGAGTGTGGAGGATGCGTACCGGATTCATAGGATCAGGCTGAGGGGTGGGCATCGAGGACCTGGGACGATTATGGCGTCGGCGTTCTTCTCATGGGCTGGCATTGAGGTTTCCGAGAGGATGAGGTTGGCGACTCGATTTGATCCGGCGGAGAGGATGATTTTTGCTTCGCTGGGGGAGAAGGCTTCGCCGAGTGGATGAATGGGGGAGGATGACAGCGAAGTGATACCGATCAATATTACGATTCTGGAAGAGGTCACGATAGAGCAGATCAAGCAGCGGAAGCAGCCGATGATCTTCTACGGTGCAAATACCTGCTGGTGGTCTGACGATCCTAACCATCTGGGGCAGACTCCACCGCGAGTACTGGTCATCAACAACAGGGAAGTCCAGGGTGGGGGACTCCCGTGCGATCCGAGGCAGGGAATGCTTATGGAGACTCGTACTCCAGAAGAGTTTCTGAGACTGTCGGAGGAGAATCCCAGTTACTACGGCAAGCATGGTATCCGTGCATTTATGGCAGCTTATCATGGCGTGGTGGTTGTTCTCAAAGGAGGCGGACAGCGGCAGCCATGGTGCTTTACATCCTGGGATGAGTACAATGAGCTGCTCGACCGGATAGATGCTGCAAAGCCGAAGCCGAAACCGAAGCCGAAGAGGCGATCGTGGAAAAGGTAGCACGGGAACCCCTGATCGTGGACTATGCGATTGCTGATAACTGCAGCAATCCGGACGTGGTACACATCTGCCATAAGTGCAATCGTTGCGGGCGGTTTCCTGGCAGGCCGGTGAATATGGATGATATGGATACTTCTTGTGTCATGGATCCGGTGACCTGCAATTTGAGTGACCTGGTGGATGGATGGTCTGGAGATCAGTTATACCTGTGTCATTGTACTGGTGGGTACTGTTTGCAGCAGGAGACGGATTGAGAGGGGGTGATATGCATGGTTGAGGAAACAACGGCAGTCCAGGAGGCTGCTGAAGCAGGGCCGGTTTTGCGGTGCAAGATGCGAGTTGACGGAGTCAGTCAAAACATTGGTTCGGATGGTAAACCGACTGAGGAGTATGTGACCTTGAGGGCAGTTTCCGGTGTGGATGGAACTGCTAATGCTCAGTGGTCGAAGTATACACCATCGGCGCAGTTGATGATGACCATTACCAACACTGCCGCCTTCGGAAAGTTGCTGCCGGGACAGGAGTTCTATATGGATTTTGTGCCGGCCGCAGAGTAGTGCCGATCGATCGGAGTTATAGATTTGCTGCTCGGTTGTGCCGGCGGCGAGAGGAGAGGGGGTGATATGCATGGTTGAAGAGACTCAGGATGTCCAGGAAACTGCTGACGCAGGCGAGGAAACAAGCACCCAGGCGGAGACCGGGGGCGATGACGATGACTAGCGTCTGATAGTAAAGCATGGACTCTGAAGGGGCCCGGGTTGTGCCGGGCCTCGTATTTCGGGCGGAAAGTTATGGAATTAACACGGATGAACGGGATGGAGAGGATGTCCTGATTCGAATTTGAGAGGAGAGAGATGTACGCAAAGCAACTAATTACTACTGGCGGCACTGCTGGTCCGGCAAGCATGGTAGCCAAAGAGGCGACTGGAATAGATGAACTCGATGAGGTGTTAGAGCGGATAGATAACACGTGTGGGCAGATCGAGATGATGGCGGCCAGGATCTATGAGACGGTATGCGATCCGGCGCCGGGTGCTGAGTGTCCTCCAGACATGTCGACTGCCACGGGCGGGGAACTGGGCATCCGCTTGCGCCGACTGAAGGCGTATCAGCAGAGATTGCAGGCAGCGGCTGATACTTTGATGGGTAGTGCGAATCTGCTGAAACGGTGAGCGCGCAGGCTGAAGCCTGCAGCTACATTGAGGGTGGTGAGTGGCCGGAGCTGGGTCCCTCACCCTGGCCCTCTCTCTGGGGGAGAGGGGATTCTTTTGGGGTTTGGCTTGGTTGTTGTTGGTATGGAGTAGTGAGGGATAGGGCGCTGACGGACAGGGCTCAATATGTTGGCAGGATGTGGACGTGAGTCAGAACGTTAGAGATTTTATAGAGAACATTAGGGACAGAGCGTCGATCGAGGAAGTTGTTGGGAAGGTTGTTCGGTTATCTTCCGGCAGCCGGCCGATCGGGCTCTGTCCTTTTCATAGTGAGGACGGACCTTCGTTTACTGTGTATCCGGAGCAGGGGAGATTCCGCTGCTTCGGATGCGGGGTTGGGGGGTCCGTTTTTGATTTTGTGATGCTCCAGGAGGGGGTTGACTTCTGGGAGGCGGCAGTGAGGCTGGGGGATCGGTATGGGATTCCTCTACCGGAGTACTCCGCTAAGGATCAGGCGGTGGTGGCGAAGGAGAGCGAGGTCCGGGAGATCCTGGGCCGGTTTGTGGTGGCGTCGCACCAGAAGCTGCTAAAGTGTCCGGAGGCGCTGGAGTATTTGCATTCCCGTGGAATCACGGATGAGTCGATTCGGGAGTATCAGCTCGGGCTTGGAGTTGGGATCAGCTCTAAGGCAAAGCATCCGGACGTCCGGAGTAAGGCAGTCGAGGCGGGGCTGATATCTGTCAAGGACGGCCGTGAGTTCGAGTTGATGAAGGGTCGGTTGATTTGTCCAATCATCCGGAATGGGCGCGTGGTGCAGATCACGGGGCGGCTGATGCCGGACGCCGAGGGGGAGCGCGGGAAGAGGAAATCGCCGAAGTATCTTGGCCTGGCGGATAAGGGGTTTACTCCAAAGCAGCCGTTGAACTCACATCGACTGAGGGAAAAGCACGTTGCGCTGGTCGAGGGCTATATAGATTGCATACTCCTGGAGCAGGAGGGGATTGCGGCTAGTGCGACCACCGGAACGGTGTTTAAGGACGAATGGCTGAGGTATTGCGGGAAGGATACTCGGTTTTCGCTGTGCTACGACACTGATGCTAATCAGGCTGGTCAGCAGGCGAACGAGAAGATAGGTCAGGTGTTTTTTGATGCCGGGCGTGCTGTGGAGGTGTTGGAGCTTCCTATGGGGCATGACCCGGCTTCTTATGTTTTGGCGAACGGTGGGGATGCGTTTCGATCGGAGCTGGCGCAGGCAAAACAGTACATTTCCTATTGGATCCACCGGCAGCCGGCATCTAGTACGGCTCACGACGTGGAGAGGATCCTACAGTCTGCGTATGGGATGCTGGCCAGGCTGGACAAGGGGATTCGCGGGCGGTATGTGGCTGAGCTGGCCGCGTACTTTAAGCTGACCAGAGGGGATGTTCGGGATGGGCTGTCGGACTATTTGAAGCGACCGGCGAACATCGAACATTCAACATCGAACGTTGAACGGGGGGAGTCGGCGGGTGGAGATGGTCACCAGGTGGGGGAGGTGGCTGATGATGATGGGCGGCCGGTTGTGTACGCGGACAATGAGGACCTGGACGTGACGACGCTGCAAGTCGTAGAGGCGGTAAAGTCTAAGAATTCGGAGTGTCCGATCTACTTCCGCCAGGGCGGTGTGCCCATACGGCTGCGTTTGGATGATAACGGGGCTACTACGGCTCAGCGGTGGACGCTGGATATCGCTCGTCATGAGCTGGTGCAGATCATCTCCTGGCGGCGCACGGTCCACAAGAAGGGTGGGGGCTCGTTTGATGTGGTGGCCACTCCGAAGGATGTGCAGATCCGGAACTTCCTTTCTACGAAAGATATGCCGCTGCCGATTCTCTCCAGGATAACCGATGTGCCGGTATTTGCTCCGGATGGCAGCCTGCAGACCGAACCTGGATACCACGCGGCGTCCAGGACGTATTATGTGCCGGCTGCCGGGCTGGAGATTCCGCCTGTTCCTGACTCGCCGACACCTATGGATATGAAAAAGGCTATCGATACCTTTGACGATGTGGTGTGCGATTTCCCGTTTGTGGCAGCGGCTGATAAGGCGCATGCGTTTTGTTTGTGGCTGCTGGCCTTTGTGCGAGACATGATTCCAGGGTCGACACCGATGCATTTGATCGAAGCGCCTTCTCCGGGTTCCGGAAAAGGGCTGCTGATGGATGCGCTGGTACTGCCTTCGGTCGGCAGCCATGTCGGATCTGTTACTCAGGCGACCGACGAGGATGAGTGGCGAAAGAGGCTGACCTCGGTGATCATCAAAGGGCAACAGGTAGTTATGATCGATAACGTAACCAGGATGCTTGACTCGGGGACGCTGGCATCCGCATTGACGCAGCTCGTCTGGGAGGACCGTATTCTGGGGCGGTCTGAGAGCGTGGATGTGCCGGTGCGCTGTATCTGGGTGTGTACGGCGAATAACCCGGCGATGAGTACGGAGATCGCCAGGCGGTGTATCCGGGTGCGCATCGATCCGAAGAGGGACCAGCCGTGGAATCGCTCGGGCTTCCGGCATGTGGATCTGCGGACGTACGTGCTGTCGTGCCGGGCAGAGATGATCTGGGCGGCTTTGACGATCGTCCGCGGGTGGATAGCTGCGGGGATGAAGCCGTATTCGGGGAAGGTGCTGGGGTCGTTTGAGCAGTGGACTCGGGTGCTCGGGGGGATCTGCGAGCATGTGGGGATAGAGGGCTTCCTGGGGAACTTGTTGGAGCTGTACGAGCAGGCGGATGTGGAGGGTCAGCAGTGGAGGGCCTTTGTTGAGCAGTGGTGGGAGGCGTTTCGTGATCGGCAGATCGGGGTTTCGGAGCTGTTTGAGATTGCGGAGAAATCCGATCTGTTCAACTTCGGGAAGGTGTCGGATCATTCGAAGAAGATCTCGTTTGGGCGGAAACTGGGGGCTCAGCGGGATAGGGTGATTGGGGATTTCCAGGTGCTGCAGAGTCCTCAGAAGAAAGCGCGGGCAGTGCAGTGGATGCTTAAGAGGGTGTCTGGTGATGACGCTGAGGATTCGAAGGCGGGGTCTATGATGACGGAGGAGCTGCCGATGTATGAGGATGATATCCCGCAGGAGTATCAGGAGTATGAGGAAGGTGAGATAGAATGATGCCAGGGTCGGGATCGGCGGCGGAGGAGTTGATCAGGATACTGAAGGAGTGCAACGTTGAGTTGTTCGTACTGGATGGGGCGCTCAAGTATCGGGGGCCGAAGGAGATTGTGGCGTCGGCTAGACAGGACCTGGTGGAGTATAAGGAAGATCTGCTTAGGCTTGTTCCACAGAGGCATAGCAGGGCTCTGGCGTGTGGGAACTGCGGGAAGAATGTGTGGCGGCATGAGCAGCTTGCGTATGATGGCGCTGGTGGAGATGTGTGCGCTGGGTGTTGTCACGCGGTTAGGTTGGATGTTGTACGTTCGACGGCTAGCGTTCAGCATTCGACATTGAACATTTAGGAGATTTGGAGAGGAGAGAGGCATGGATGCATTGCGTATGGATGGGTCGCTTGAGAAGGTCGGGCGGCGGTATCGGGCGGTGGCCAGGTTGTTCGAGGGTGGTCGGTTGATCCGGGTGATCGAGTCGGAGGATACCTGGCGGAGGCCTCGGGAGGCGTTGAGGAAGAGTCGGTGGCTGCAGTCGGAGCTGCTTGTTGAGGCTGGTCGGATCTTGCTGGAGCATTATCGGCGGATGGCTGTGGAGGAGGGTTCTTATGCCTGAGGTGGGGCAGTATCTGAAGGGGATGCCGAATACTGATACGGCTAGGATCTATGAGAGTATTGAGTCTCCGGATGGTGACGGCTGGATCATTGCCTGGCGGACTCAATATGGAGACAAGCATCATCCGGTGAAGAAGCTGGGAACGTGTGATACCGTCGAGCAGGCCGATCAGAAGCTCAGAGAATATGCCTGCACGCAGGGCATGGAGGAGTGGATCCCGTATCCGGAACCCACAAAGCATGGACAGACTGGGTGTTGGGAGCGAGTGAAGGCGCTTCCGGTAGAGGGTGAGGGAACATCGAACGTTGAACTTTCAGCTTCGAGCGTCGAATTGGTAGGAGATGCTGCCTGCACTGATTCCGGGCGGAATGCGGGGGAGCTTCGGGTTATTGCGGTGTCATCGATTATAGCCGGGCGCAATCCCAGGACGGAATTCGATATGGTAGCGCTGGGGGAGCTGGCGGACAGCATTGCGGCGAATGGGGTGATCGAGCCGATTGTGGTTCGCCCGATCGATGACAACTACGAGATCATTGCGGGGGAGAGGCGTTGGCGGGCTAGTCAGATGGCTGGGTTGACGGAGATCCCGTGCGTGGTGAGGTTCGATCTGGAGGATCGGGATGCGATGGTACTGGCGCTGGAGGAGAATCTAAGGCGCAGGGATCTGAATCCGTTCGAGGTGGCGGAGGGCATCCAGGCGCTGCTCGAGATGGGGGTCACACAGAAGGAGCTGGAGCAGAAGCTGGGTATGAAGCAGAGCACGATATCTAATAAGACCAGGCTGCTCAATCTGCCGGCTTCCGTGAGAGAGCATGTTTCTGCTGGACGGTTTTCGGAGGCTCATGCGAAGGCTCTGCTGCAGTATGTCGACTATCCGGGGATTCTGCAGGCCTACACGGAATTGGCGGTGAAGGGGCTGGGGAGCAAGGACATCGAGAAGATGCAGAGCTCGCAGATCTGGGACTTTGAGCGTCAGGGGCTGGTGAAACGGTTGGACTGCTATCCACCACCGTTCGCGCACAAGGAAGTCTGCAATGGATGTAATGACCGTCGAAACTGTGGCTATGCTGTGTGCCTGAAACCGGAGTGCTTTACGGACAAGGTCAAGGAGGCAGCCCAGGAGAAGCTTCGCATCGAGGCGGAGAAGTCTGAGGCGGTGAGGAAGCAGCTCGAATGTGAGGACCAGTTACCGACTCTCAGGGATTTGGGATATGACAATTACAGGGAGCTGGGTGGGGGGCAAGGGTTTCCTCCTGGCTGTAAGAAGTTTCAGTGCGATCGGCGGAAGATGGCCAAGGATTCTTCCGGGGCATTGGTGGCGATCTGCATCGATATGAAGTGTTATCGGGGGCTCACGATGAAGGGCACTCGGGACAAGAACAAGGTTCGCCGGCAGATGTTGGATGGTTTGCTGGGCAAGGTGGTTGAGAAGGTCCGCGGTGATACGAGGGTGGATCGATTGGCTTATGTTGCGATGCGCGGGGAGACCGGGAGCATCATGAGCGTGGAGGTTACAGCGCCGGTACTGGAGGCCATGGGGCTCATGTTCGACAGGGAGCAGCTGAAGGGTCAGGGTAACGGTCGAGACTATTTCTGGGGGCTTGTGCTGAGTTTGGGCGATGCAGAGGCGATGCTTCGGTGTGTGGCAGAGCTTGCAATCCGGCATGAGATCCGCAATGCCAGAGAGAATGACTATGGCTCACCGTGGTTAACTGAATGGTACCTAGGCAAAAAGGGGATCAAGACCTCAACCGAGCTTGAGAATCTAGACTCGGCTGGTTCTCCCCCCGCTGACAAGTTGGGGCTGATGGCTGGTTCTCCTGCTGACTTGGGGGGCAAAGGCTTAGCTGGCTCGGATTCGCAGGAGGTGGATTCTTCGGGCCAGGATGGCGCTGGGACGGCATCCGGGACGTCGGACGGGCATAGACACTGTGATGGGTGTTCTGCGCTGCCGGATGGGTCGCACTGCATCGAGGAGCAGGTTGCGGCTCAGGGATATTGTGTGAATTGGGTAGGCATTCGGACATAGGGTGTCTGATGGTATTCGGCAGCCGGGCATTTGATCAGATGATCGCCGGGCGGTGGCACGTTGACAATTGGATGGGAGTCCAGGGTGTGAAATCTTGGGCTCCCTGGACTCAAATGAGGGGAAATCACGAGGGGATTGAAGGTTTTGGACGGGGTTTGGGCAGGCTTCTCCCCCCTAAAAACACCGATAGAGAAAAAATGAGTATCGTGAGTAAAAATGAGTGTTACGTACTTATATCTTACGCGCATAATGCGCAAAGAGAGAAAAAAGCGATTGTATATTTTGTATTACATATGTGTAAGGGGTGGGTGGGTGACACTCACTTTCACTCACTATACTCACATTCGCGCGTTCTGACCTGGAGATGGTGTTAGGATTGTTAAGCTTTCGTGTGGAGGTGTCGAGATGGGTGTGGTTGCTCGGTGGATTACTGTGCGGAAGGTGGGAGTGTGTAATTGTGGTAAATTGATACGGGTTGGAGAGAAAGGGCTTTGGTATGAGGTTGAGAGGGTGCTTCGGTGTGAGGAGTGTGGGGCTGGGGATTGGAAGGCCATCAAAGAGCAGAGAGCACGGTGTTTGGCTGAGCTGGAGCCCCCCGCCGACAAAGTGAGTAGTTCTAGATAAAGATAATGGTGGGGTTTGGGTTGTTTTTCGGGGTGGGATTTCGGGCGGAATGGTGCAGATTAACAAGCGATATACTTATAAAGAGTATTGCCAGTTTTGCCGAGAATGGGTATAATTGGAGTGGTGGGTTGAGATTGGGTGGTGAAGTGCTATCTAGTCGAAAACTCGCAAGATAATTTTTAGGAGGGCAAAACGATGGGTGTTAATCTGGATGATTTTCGCGCGAAATTGGAGGTTGAGGACCTTAGTGTGTTGACGGTCCGGAACTATTGCTCGGATGTGGAGATGTTTGTGCGGTGGTTTGAGGAGACGTACGGGCAGGAGTTTGATGCATCGAGGATCGTGCAGAGAGAGGTTTCGGAGTATCGTACCTGGCTGCAGGGTGGGGAAGTGCCGGCGTCGGCTGAGACGATCAATCGGCGGCTGACTTCGCTCCGGAAGTTCTTTGGCTTTGTGGGTGAGACGAATCCGGCGAAGGGGGTGAAGGGTATCCGGGTGGTGCAGCCTGGCGTCCAGGCGTTGACGTTGACGCAGCTCCGCCGGCTGTTGCGGGAGGTACATGTTCACAAGGACGTCCGGGACATCGCGATTCTGGAAGTGCTCTGCGGGACGGGTATCCGGGTTGCGGAACTGGTGGGGTTGAAGGTGGCGGATGTAGAGATCTCCGATCGGCGTGGATCGTTGACTGTTCGATGCGGCAAGGGTAGGACGTCGAGACAGATACCGCTGAACGTGGACGTTCGGAAGGCGCTGTCGGCCTGGCTGGAAGAGCGTGGCTCGGATGAGGGTTGGTTGTTTACCGGGCAAAGGGGGCATCTGCAGACCTGCGCGATTTGGCGGATCGTGAAGAAGTATGGGGAGTATGCGGGCATCGATGATCTAAGGGTTCATCAGCTCCGGCATACGGTGATCACCAGGATGGTGCAGGAGTTGGGGATGGATTTGCCAACGGTGGCTCGGATCTCGGGACATCGGTGTTTGGCGAGTGTGCTGAGGTATGCCGCTCCGACGCAGGATCGGATGGAGAAGGCGATGGAGGAGTTGGCGCTGGCGGGGGATTGATCGAATCCAGGAGGGAGCGGGGATGACTGAGAGAATGACGGATGAGGAACGGGATCGGATTGTGGCTGAGGCGAAGGAGTTTGGGTTCGAGCAGGTTTACGAGCATTCGGGACTGAAATGCGTGTGGATTCGGGGGCATGGCATCGAGACGGGGATAGCTAACCGGGAGTGCTGGCAGCGATTCAAGCGTCTGTTGGCTGGGGAGGAAGTGCTACAGGGGTTCATCGACATTAGGATATGACGGGGGTTAGGAGATTGAATCCAGGAGGGAGCGGGGGCATGACGTTTGGGGATCGGTTGCGGGAGGCTCGTCGATCGGCGGGGTTGAGGCAGGAGGAACTGGCGGATCGGGCGGAGGTTAGTCGGGCGACTCTCTCCAGGCTGGAGAATGATGAGATCCGGCATCCGTGGATTTCGACGGTTCTTCGCCTGGCTGGGGTGCTGGGTCGGACGGTGGAAGAGTTGTACGGAAAGAAACTTTAGCGCTTGGTCGAAAATGTACAGACCTTGATATAGACAGGTGGCTTGTAGAGGCTTATGCTGGTAATGCAGTTGCCTCTCTCAAAAGGGCTGGAGTGGGGCTTTAGGGCTTCTGCTCCAGCCTTCTCAATTTGGGATGGGCCATCGTATACCTCCTTTCGGTGCGGTGGGGGCGTTGACTGGACGCTCCCACCGGGTTCTCTTGGCCTGGGCCAGTGATAGCGGAGTACACCGCGGGAAACGGGATTCAAATTCACCAACTACCGCCGATGACCGCTTAGGAACGCCGGGCCAAGCAGAATGGGAAAGGACTTGAGACGATTTGGGGGCTTAATAGGCGATGGATGAACAAATTTTGAAGCGTCAGGCGCTGAAGGAGTGGAATCCGGGGTTGCTTGAACTCATCGATGAGATCATGGATATCCATCTCAAGAAATCGCATGATTACTCTCACGGCGGAAATCCGTATTCCAACTTCGAGGGGATTGCACAGCGGACCGGGCTTTCGGTCGACATGGTGTTCCAGGTGATGATCGCGGTCAAGGAAGAGCGGTTGGTTGCTCTGCTGGGCGAGGGCAAAGAGCCGATGAATGAATCGATCGCGGATACGTATCTGGACCAGGCGCTTTATACGTTGCTCCGTGCAGCATATGCTCGGAGAGGGTCGCAGGCATAAAGCCTGCGACTACATTGCTTCGATGGGTTTGGTGGTAGTGAGATGGGTTTGGATGAGAGCGGACAGTTGAATATCGGAGGAACGTCGAACGTTCAACTTCCGACTTCCAACGTCGAATTGGGGGAGTCTGTGGATGCCTCTGGTGTGATGCCGGCTGGGTGGACTGCGGAGCAGCTTCAGATGTTTCCGGATCTGCAGTTTGAGGCGATGTCCGATGAGCAGTTGGGGTTGGGGTTAGATTTGCCGGAGGGTGATCCTCTTTCGCTTCAGGAGAGTGTGTTCGTCCAGGCCTATTGCTTTGGGAGTTCCGGTGAGTTTGGCGGGAAGCCGTTCGGGAGCTTCAATGGGACTGCATCGGCTCGGTTGGCTGGGTATCCTCATCCTCATGTGGCGCAGAACCGGCTTCGGCAACGGCCTAGAATCAAGAAGGCTGTCTCGGCGGCATTGTCTGAGGTGTTGTCTGACGGTCGGGCATCGCGCGAAGCGTTGGTGCTGAAGTTGGCACGGATCGTTCACGGGGATCTCGGCGAGCTGGCTCGTGCTCTTCCGGATCCAGAGCATGTCACCCTGGCGGACCTGGCCATGCTTCCCCCCGATGTAGCAGCTTCGCTCCGTAAGATCAAAGTACATACGGTGGAGCGGGTGAAACGGGGCGGAGTTACGGAGTCTGAGAACTTCGTTGATATCGAGCTGCACGATCCGAAGTCGGCGGCGGAGTTGATCGCGAAGATCGAGGGGATGGTTACGGACAAGGTTCGGCACGAGGGTGCGGTGTCTGTGACGTTTACCGACGAGGACAAGCTGGAAGATGAAGGAAGTTAGCCTGCCGGAGATCATCGGCACGGGGTATGCATCGTTCTGGAAGAACCGTAACCGCTACAGGGTAGTCAAGGGCGGCCGAGGCAGTAAGAAATCTGCTACCGCGGCGCTGTGGTTCATCTACCATGTGATGAAGCATCCGAAGGCCAATGCGCTTGTGGTCAGGAAGACCGCGAACACACACAAGGATTCAACCTTCGCGCAGCTCAAATGGGCAGCTCAGAGGTTAAGCGTATACCATCTGTGGGATTTCAAGACAGGGCCGATGGAGTGCGTATACAGGCCTACGGGGCAGAGGATCTTGTTTCGCGGTTACGATGACCCGTTAAAACTGACGTCCATAACCGTGCCTACCGGCGTGCTGTGCTGGGTGTGGATCGAGGAAGCCTTTGAAATCGATGACGAGGGTGACTTCGACACGCTGGATGAATCTATCAGAGGCGAGATGCCCGACGGGTTATGGAAGCAACTGACGCTCACCTACAATCCGTGGATCGATTCGCATTGGACGAAGACCAGGTTCTTTGATAACGACTATCCGGACGCATATACACTCACCACGACATATAGGTGCAACGAATGGTTGGACGAAGTCGACCGCAGGAAGATCGCGGACCTGGAGTTTACGAACCCTGAGCGTTTCAAGGTTGTAGGGTTGGGCGAGTATGGTCTGCCGGGCGGTGTGTACTACGAGGAGTTCAGGCGCGATATCCATGTGGTGGAGCCGTTCGAGATTCCGCAAGAGTGGCGCAAGTTTCGGGCGATGGACTATGGATTCGATATGTTGGCTACAGGGTGGTTTGCTGTAAACCCTGAAGGTGGAGTCCGCCTGTATCGCGAGTTGTACGAATCAGGGCTGACCCTGACGCAGGCCGCAAAGCGGATACTCGAGTTCACATTGGAAGACGAGACGATAGCCTATACAGCAGCTTCACCTGACCTATGGAACCGCCACCGTGATACCGGCGTGCCTGAAGTCGAAACGATGATAAATGCCGGACTGAAGGACGTGATCAGAGCGGACAATCGGCGCGTTCCAGGCTGGCGTCACTTGAGGGAATACCTCAGCGTCTACGAGATACCGACCGATGACGGCGGCGTCGTGAAGACAGCGAACTTCAAGATATTCAACACGTGCCGGAATGCTATCCGAACACTTGCTTCGATCACGAAGGATGTGCGAAACCCGGAGGATGTATCAGACGAGCCGCACGAGTTGACGCATATGCCCGAGATGTGCAGATATGGGCTGATGAGTAGACCGAGCCCGACGAAGCAGCCTGGCACGAAGCATGATGTCCGGGATCGCAGCAGAGCGGCCGTCCAGGAGCAGGTTGCGGCGATCTGGGGAGATGACGGGGAGACGGTAGATGAGTATTGAATATGTCGTGATCATAGTCTTAGGGCTGGCTTTTCTGATCGAGAAGGTCGGTTCTTTCTTCCTGCAGCGGAATGCTGCCCGGGAGCGAAAAGAACTCTACGACCGCATCCAGTCGGGAACTCTTCTGGATTACGACAGGCACAAGGTCATTGCTCAATCCGTGCCGGCGCGGGTCGAGCCTGAACCGGAAGCCAAGGACATGGGCGGATACGTTGAACCTGAAGAAGTCGATCTGGTGGCCCTGCAACAGGGCGTGGATTTCCTGCGTGGAGTGTAAGCGATGAGAGTACCTTTTTACGGTGGAGAAGTCGAGCGAAACAGCGAAGAAGAAACAGTGAAATGGCTCGATGGGCTGTTCATGATCGCCGACGCATCCCGGAGAGGTTATGAAGCCGAGTGGATAGCTAATGTGCTGTTCCTGACGGGGCAGCAGTGGGATGATGTAAAGCAGGACAAGCTTCTGCGATCACGACGATTAGCTACTCAGCCGCCACACGCCAAGGCCAAGATCACCATAAATCATATTTACCCTCTTGTCCGGCAGGCTGTTTCCGCTATCAGGCAGAACCTGGCGCAGCAGATAGTCGTTCCCGCAACTCAGGACCCTGAGGACATGGCCGCTGCTGCACTGGCGTCCGACTTCACCCGCTTTAGGTGGGGAGAGGACAACGAAGAGGAGCTGCGTACCTACGAGATCCTGCAGGCTATGTGCTTCGGGCGAGTGCTCCGCCGTACGGCATGGGATCCAGACAAGGATTCTATGGGCGCAAACGGCATGATGCAGGGCGCCGGCGACATCGACACCATGACCCTGGATCCCTTCCGCTACTGGCAGGAGCCTGGGCGGGATAAGTGGAGTGACACCAACTGGATCATCGAGGCGGATATCCGCTCTATAGATGAGGTCGAATCGCTGTTCGGTAGAGTTGTACCAGAGGAAGCGGTCGACAACATAGGGCTCATGGACAAGCTCTCCGGATGGCTCACAGGCAAGTCTACGGAGACCACGCAAAAGCGAGAGAAAGCCGTTCACCTGAAGCGAATGTATCTCAGACCCAGTAGAAAGAATCCCAAGGGTCGGTACTTTTGTTGGGCGAATAAGACCCTTCTTGCCAAGTCAGAGCTGCCGGACGGCGTGTTCCCGTTCATTCCGCTCGATTGGTTCTGGATACCCGGACGCAGCTATCCCATGGCGTTCATCACGCCGCTTCGAGATCCGCAGCGAGAGGTCAATATCACGTTCTCTCAGTTGATCGAGTTGAAGAACCGGCAGTTGAGGGGAGATCTTGCAGTCTCCGGACCGGGCGATGTGACGCAGGAGGTAGTCAAGGATTCTGACGGCAGGATAACCGGGCAGAAGATCATCCGGATACCCTACGGCACAGAGTGGAAGTTCGTTGAGTACAACCTGAACGTGACCGAAGGGGAGATGATCCTCACTCGGCTGTGGAATGAGTCCATGCAGCTTGCAGGCGTGCACGAGTCATCGATAGGACAGACACCGGGCAAGGCTGTGACGGCCACTCAGATAGCGATGCTCAAGGAATCGGACACCACCGGGTTGACACTCTTCCGTGCCGGCTTTGATCTGAAGTACTGCGAGATCGATTCGACCAAGATGATCCTTGCCCGTGAGCATTACCACATACCGCGGCTCATACGATCGGTCGGCTCTACGAATATGCCGAATACGCAGGCCTTCTACGGGGCTGAACTCCGCAGGACAGAGGATGTACGACCGAAGACCGTGCCGATCCTCACGGAGACCATGAAGGCCGATATGCGCGAGCAGGCACAAGCACAAGGACTGCTCAACCTGGAGGGGACTCCGGCACAGATATACGGCAAGGTGTTCGCTCTGCAGAACAATCCTGCGTTCACGGACGAAGAGATAGAAGCCTTGATTGCTCCGTTGAGTATCGAGCAGCTCCGGCAGATGTCCATGGAGTACACCACATTGCAGATGCAGGTTCAAACGCTCGATCTCCAGATGCAGATCCAGGGCATGATGATGCAGGCTCAGAGCAGCGGTATGGGTGGGCCCGCAGAAGAACCGGCAAGGGATCAGTTAGGGCAGCCGGTTGTACCGCAGGGCGATCCGGCGATGATGGCGGAAGCTGCTCAGTAATCGTTGACAGTCATCACACAGGCTTTGAGGGTGAGTGGTCAAGGACCTTCCCTTTTGCATATTACGGGTTGTCGTATCCGTTAAGCGGCATTCCCTATCCAGGGTTATGGAGAACATGATGGACGAATCCACAGTGGTGGACGGAAACGCTCAGGTTGCCTCGGAAATCGTTGGGGATGTTAGTAATCCACCGACTGAGACGCAGGAGGAGGTTGCAGCCTCGCCTGGCGCAGAGAATGTGGACACCGAGCAGAAGGACGGAGAAGCTGCAGCAGCGCCGGCGATCGATTACCAGAAGGAGTACTTGCGCACGATCAAGGCCCTGAGTAACTTGCAGGCTGAGAATGCAAAAATAAAGGCTGAGAGAGCGCAGTCTTCCGGAGAAGAGGTCGATGTTTCGGCTTGGGTTCAGCAACCCATTCCGCAGGTAGATGCAAAGCTAGCCAATCACCCGGCGTTAAAGGGATTGGTAATCACCGAGGATGTAGACGGCACGCAGTGCGTTGAGATCGATGGCAAACTGTACGCCGCTGAGTCGGTAGCGCGCCAGTGGGATATCAGTTCGAACGCCGCGCGGCATGCCTGGGAGGAACGGGAAGCCGAACGCCAGAAGCAGGAAGTCGAGGCCAAAGAGAAGGCCGCCTATGACGCCAAGGTGGAAGAAGGCAAAGCTGATCTGGCTGCCGCGGTCATTGGGTCCGTTCAGGCGATGAGGGCAGAGGCGTTCCCTCAGTTGCAAGGCGAAGATGCAGAGCTCGTAGACGCCGATCTGCAAACCAAAGCCCGCATATTAATCGGGCAGGCGTTACAGGAGAGCGGCGCATCAGACATAGTTGACTTCATTGTCAAGAACGGCGAAGAAGCAACCAGCAAGCTGATACACGATGCCACACAGTATGCCTTCGAGCATAACAAACGGCTCTTCAGCATCTTCGGAAACAAGCAGTTCGAAGACAATCAGAAATTCAAAGAAGCTGGCATTGTCAAGCCGGAAGGCGCACCAGGTACACCCAAGTCGAAATCCATGTGGCAAATGACGGGCGACGATTGGAACGAAGTCGCCAAGGGATTACCTACCTAGTAACAGCGCCTTTCTGGTGAGATAGAAAGGATATTCAAATGTGGAACATTACCGCGATTAACAATGCGATGCGCGCTCTTCCCAGCGGGAAGTACACCATCGATGACTGGCTCGACGGCACTCTTTATAAGGTGCTGAAGGCCAGGCTGAACAAGCATAATTTCAACGGCTCGGAAGTCACCGGCCTCGTGCAGAGCGGACATCCATTTACCGGTAGGCCGTTTGGCGAAGGCATCGCCCTTCCGCAGGGTGGTACACCCACAATCGGCAAGTGGAGGGCGCCCATCTTCGAGCAGATCGCCACTGCCTGGATCACCAAGCAGGCGATGGACAAAGCCAAGGGCATGCCGGGTTCCGAGATCAACGCTGTTCGTATGGCGCTAAAGGAACTCAAGAGCGACTGGGATTATCTCAGCGAGCTGGCTACCTTTGGTGACGGCACTGGCAGGCTCGCAAGAGTCAAGAGCGTGGCGAATTCGAACGGTGTTACCACGGTCACCTGCGATAACACCTACCTCGACTCCGGCATCGAGAACGTTCAATGCCTGAAGAACGGCCTGCAGGTGGAGATCTACGCGGCGGACGGCACACAGCGAAACCTGAATTCGGTAGCTTACGGCATTGTGACCGGCGTCAGCTTCGGAAACCGCCAGAACAGCGCCACTCCGGTCGACGGCACGTTCACCTATGCGTCCTCCGGTACCGACTCGATAGCGGATGGCGATATCGTCTATCTGCGCGGCACTCACTCCTCAGGGATCAACGAGTCCACGTTCTATGCGATCGGCCACACAGACAACGTTTGTATGCCGGTCGGTCTCCTGGGTCTTATCCAGGATGCAGACACCAATCACCTGGCTGATGGTGGCACAGACTACAGGATGACCACGTTTCAGGCGCTTGTGCGAGCCAGTTATCCGACGATGTACGGACGCGTGGTTGACGGCAGCAACATCAACTCGGGCACGCCGGGTACTCCCGGAGACTGGGATCTCTCAGTGCTGAGCGATGTGATGACCGACTGCTACAAGGCATCTGGGGCGTATGTAGATGTGCTGTTCACATCTTCGAGGATGGCGAGCTGCATCAACAGACTGCAGCCTGTCGTGATCAATGCCAACGATCCGGTTGCTGCGGCCAAGATGGCATCGAGCGGCGGCATGTACGCTTCGAAGTTCCTGCGGCCTGACGGCAAGCTGATCCCGATAGAGATCAGCCAGATGATTCCTGACAACTGCGTATTCGGCGTCGCTACCGAGCATCTGTCGTTCGAGCAGCCCGAAGAGCCGGATTTCTTCAAGATGTACGGCGACATCTGGGGGCCGACCAAGGGAGACGGCTACGCGCAGTTCGAGGCTCCGTTCGGTGGATACATGAACTTCACCGCCGAGAGGTGTGACGGTTGCTTTGTGGTCAAGGACCTGAAGACCAACCTGTAATCGATTCGGAGGGGAGAGTTTCGGCTCTCCCTTCCAGTTAGGAGATATCCATGGGATACGGACTACCAGCGCGTAAGCCCATCCAGAACACCACCGGAAGCACGATCACTCTCCGCGATACTGTTTACGGAGGCTACCAGATAGAACCTGGATGCACAACCATTCCGCGAGATCTCTACCAGCGCAATTGGAGGAAACTTCAGGGCAAGGTAGTGGATCTCGAATCAGCGCCGGCCGTTGAGACAACGGTGGAGCAGGATACCCCTCCTCCTTTCGGAGTCTGTCCTGAGTGCGGAACAGCACTCGTGGCGGTAGGGCCGGAGGAGAACCAGGTCATAGGATGTCCTGCAGAGGGCTGTCCTTATGTGATGCCGGTGGAAGCAGCGACAGAAGCAAAGGCAGTAGAGACCGAATCTGCTGAGCAAACATCAACAGAGGCCGCAGTCGAAGAGACGAGCGACTCCGAGACGCCTGAACAGTCTGTAAAGACTGAGGCGACAGAGGAAGAGCAGAAGCCGGCCAGAAAGAGAGTCGAGAAGAATGATGAGTAGGCGAATATTCACAGTACTTACCGTCTGTCTGCTCGTCTGTGCGGTGCTAGGCACTTCATGGGCGCAGTACGGCAGGGCGACTTCTTACAGTACGTTTACCGTGGGGAGCGGCGGGTTGTTCGCTCACGGAGGCAACTTCACTGTAGAGACTTCCGCCGGTACCGACAAGTTCACGGTAGCGGCATCGAGTGGAAACACCGTATGCTCCGGCACGATGGGCATTACGGGGCTGGCCTCGCTTAACGGTGGGCTGGCGATGGATACGAACAAGTTCACCGTCGCTGACACTACCGGGAACGTGCTGACCGCAGGGACATTCTCGCAGACCCTCGTCAATGCGGCTGGTGGGAGCGCGAACCCCTACGACTACACAGGTACGCTCGGGATAATGAACGGGTCTGACGACTTCACCCTGTTCGACATCAATATGACCAACGCCAATCACACCGGCTCTAACACTGTGCAGATACTCGATATAGCGAACATCACCGGTGATGCGGAAGCCACAGAGACAGCGGTGCTTATCGGCACAGGATGGGATGCCGGCATCACGAGCAGCAGCCTGGTCAACTTCAATGCGGGCATAGCCTGTGACACTGACAAGTTCGTAGTGGCCGACAGCACGGGCATTGTCACGTTGAGCGGCGGCGGTACTATTGACAACAATACTTCCGCGACCGTAATGAACCTGACAGAGACGACCGTCCGTGTAACAGGCATCCTCGATGTCACCGGTAACTCCACACAAGCCACAGTGGATGTGGGTGGAGGCTATGGTTCTACCGGAGCCAACATAGCGTCATCCGGGAACATCAGCACAAACGGAAACCTGATAGTCGATGGTACAGGCCAGATCCGGGCGCAGTTGACAGTCGCAGAGACCACCAACGCCAGGGTGTGCACGAGTGCCGACTTCGGCAAGCTCATCATATGCTCGGTGGCCGATGCCTTAAGCATCACTCTCCCGGCGAACGGAGCGACGGCGGGGTCATACATCGACTTCCTGATAGTGAGCGAGAACGGAGGGACTGTTACTATCAGTCCTGCCACTGCGGATACACTCATTACTGCAAGCAGCGCAGACAGTGACGCTGTCACTTTCGCGACAGGGCAAAGGATCGGCGCTTACTGCCGAGTGATCTCAGACGGTACGGCTTATGCGGCCATCAACTTGGGTCAAACCACCATGGGGGTGACAGACACCGACTAGTTTGCCGGTGTCTGTATTCCTCGCGGAATATTCTGCAGAATGACACACTGGTCCACCTCGCTGATGAGGTGGACCACACATGCCCGCACTGACGCAACCGGGGTTTGATTCCCTGGGCGGGGACAATGAGGTATCGCAATGCTACAAACATGGGCCAACATAGCGCAGTTCGTGTCTGAGGTTCACAAGAAGGAGGGCGGGAGTCCGAATCCATCGTTCTACCGAACTCTGGGTAATAAGGCGCTCGATATCATCTCGCAGAGAATGGGCGGGCTGGCTGATTACGAATGGACGAATGCTGCTGATGGGGCGCTTACCATATCAGGGAACAGCGCTTCCCTGCCAGAGAATTGTCTCCGTGTGGATTCCGTAGAGTGGGACGGAATCCAGCTCGAGCGGAGAACTGCTGCCGAACTCGACGTTGAAATGGAGGGCTGGCGCGATGATACCGGTGATACCCCGAGCTTCTTTGTCACGACGGGGCGTTCGATCGTATTCGATGTAGCTCCTCAAGGATCGGTCGTGGGGAAATTGGTGATGCACGGCACTGCCTCTCTACCCAGCTTCTCTGACGAAGAGGATGCGGTCAATCCACTTTCCTATTTGCCTGCAGTCTTGCAGTTGGCTCCGGCTTACTATATCCTCTCTCGATTGCCGGCCACGAAGAATGTGATTCGGGAAGGTAATCAGATCATAGGTATCGATGATTCCGAGATCCAGCGGAAGATAGAATACACGACCTTGTGGCAGGAGGAACTGGAGACGGTGAGCAGTGTAGCAAATACTCGGCAGCACGAGAGGTTTAGTTACTGATGAGCGTATGGTTTGATACAGGACAACTCGGAGCGGATACCGCAGCGCGGATACTCGCGGTGCATGGGGGCAGTCTGTATGCCGCAGGGCAGCCGTCCGGGAACATATACCGATATGACGGGGGGGATACCTGGACGTCTATTGGGCAGATAGGCGGGTCTACCACATGTCTGGCTTTGTATAGCTTTGGGGGGTATCTGTGGGCTGGGACTAGCGCGACTACTATGGCTCGGTGGAATGGCTCGGTCTGGGAGAATATGGGTAACCTGCCCGCTCAGTATGCTGAGGCGATGATGGAGTATAACAGCAACCTCTACATCTGCTCTAACAAGGTTTACAGGTGGGACGGCGGGGGCGTGTTCACGGACATGGTTCTGCCTGCAGGTACGAACCCTGAGCCGCTCATTGTGTATGACGGCGCTTTGTACACCGTACCTTCTCTCGCGCCTACTACCAGGCTGTATAAGTATGACGGAGCGGCATGGGCGAGTGTCGGCAACCTGACCGGCTGCACGTGGGCTGATGCGTTTGCTGAGTTCAATGGATCTCTGTATGTCGGGGCGGCGGATACAGGGTTGGTATTCAAGTGGGATGGGGCGACCTTTTCGCTGGTGGATACGATAGGTGAGCATGTGGACGGCATGTCAGTGTTCAACGGGATACTCTATGCCGGCACTTGGGAGAATGGCGGTTTGTATTCCTCCATCGACGGAGCGACGTTCACTAAGTTGGGCGAGTTCGAGGCAGGATACAGCGCTTACGATATGGCTGTGCTGGATGGGCGTATTTATGTTGCGCTGTCGGATGGGCATGTGCATTTCTATCAGCAAGCAAGGCCGCTGTGGCAGCCGGGGGCATTTGGGCAGATGGGTCGGCATTTTGGAGTAGGGGTGTGAACGCATTGAAGTTATTATTGCCGGAGAACCAGACCAAAATTGATCTCACCGAATCCGAGAGGCAGGACGTACTAAAGTCGGCAATATGGGTAACTTGCAGTCCGCACGAATGGCAATGGACGACAGATGAACAGGCTGCAATGGCTAGATACTGCCTATGGGCTACGCAAAGGCTGGATATGATTCAGCGAATTGCTTTGGGTCAAGAACTGCATCATCCCGATTCAGCGCAGGAGTAAACCATGATTCAGTTTATATGTGGATGCCTAGTTGGTGGGTTGGGTCACTAGGCATTAGGAGTTTAGCATGATTGAGATACTTGGGAATAATTTGACCTTCGTCGCCTTCTTTACCATTGCAGCTACTAAGGTGGGGGCGACGGGGCTGACTTTGACAGTGGACGTGCGGCGGGGTAATACTACGCTGCTCTCCGATCAGGCGGCGACAGAGCTTGGGGGTGGGCTGTATTCCTATACACTCTCATCGGCTCAGACGGGGACGGCGGGGGCGTATTCAGCGGTGTTCAAGGCAACTGCTGATACGGTGGACGTGAAGCATGTACCGGCTATGTGGATGCTGGGGACTGACCTGGCGGAGACGATGCAGGATGTCTATGACCTGCTGCGCGGGCCGGGGGCTACTCAGTATGCGATCAGAGTGAATGACGGCGACGGGAACCCTCTGCCGGACGTTGCTGTGTGGATCACCAACTCCTCGAGTCCTACAGCGGTTATCGGCGGTTTGTGGACGACCAATGACGGCGGGCTGGTGAACGGCTCTAACGGGGTGTACCTAGACGCCGATGTGACCTATTACATCTGGTGTCTCAAAGCCGGGTACAGCTTCGTGAATCCCGATGCCTGGGTGGCCGGCGAAGGGGCGAGTCCGCACGTGATTGCTGGTGCGGTGGCTACTTCGGGATTGACACCGGATTTCGATGACTTGCGAACTATGCTTCGTGCCAGGCTGAACGATTACGACGACGGGAACTACTCGGATACCGATATTGACCAGTTCCTGAACCACGCCTACCGGGAGACGACGGTGGCGGCGAGGTGCTATAAGATTCGCAAGAGTGTGGCATTACTGACCGGCACCCATACGTATCATTTGGACAACGTTTTCGAGCCGATAGAGGTGTCGGTGTCGGGGGATATCCTTGATCGGAATGACATAGGGGACTTGGGGGTGTCGCTTGAGACATGGGATTCCACGGCCTCCGGGACTCCTACGAAGTGGATGCACATGCGGGGAAGTTATATCCGGGTACATCCGACTCCATCGGCGAACGGCACGATGATTGTGTACGGGTATGCGCACGATGCGGACATGACCCTCGCCACCGACCAGCCGACGGTGCTTCCTGTGGGGTACGCGGTTCCGGTGATACTGGACAGGGCTGAAGCCGAGGCGAGGCGAGCGAGGTCGACGCATGCGAACAACGCTCAACTCGTTCCAGCGCTCATGGGTCAGTGGGATGTGTGGGTTAACGCGATCAAGAATAGCTTGAAGGGGAAGGGCTGATGTTCACAGGCAAGCAAAACTTTTCGGGCGGAATAACTACCTTGCGCCGGGTATCGGCAGAGGCGGAAGCTATTCTTGCGAAGTGTGACGGGTTCGACCCTTCTGATGGGTCGCTCGTGGCGGAGGCACTTCCGGCACAGATCGGCTCGTCGGCGCTTTCGGGGACTACGCCGGAGCAGACGCCGTTTGCGTTCCTGGATGAGTCGGGTGATGTGATCCTGCTTGCTCGGGATGCGTCGGAGCATATGGCGACGTTCGATGCTGACGGGGCTACTCCCGACTGGTCTACCTCAAGCCTGGATTGTGATGTGATTGCGGAATCGATTCCATCGAGACTCGGGGGGCAAGTGATTTTCCCGACGGGCGGGGCTGATCCGAAGTTGATGGCGTATGAGCCGGGGAGTGCGTCGACTAAGCTCAGGCCGCTGTCATTCAAGAGTCCTTCCGATTACGAGTTGGCTGCCAAGCCTGTGATTACACCTTCGGCGGACCCTGCTCGGCAGTTGTTTGACATGCCGGGGAACGCATGGACGCCGGCAAGTGGGGAATATACGTATTCCGGTGTTACCGATATAGCGACATTCGGGTTTACAGCCACATCGGATGCGGGAGAGAAGGCATTCACCAAGGATTTAGGCTCGACCGGCATTGTTCCGGGTAAGTACCTGATTCTGGATGTCTATCTTTCTGAAGATCCGCAAATTTACGAGACGGCGGGCGTGTTTGCCAATGACCCGTTCCTCGGAGTTTCGGGGTATGAGTTCGTGCTATATTCCGATCAGACGTGCACGACGGTGCTGCAGAGGCTGCCGATACCCAAGATTGACCCTCTCGGGCAGGTGCATAGGATATGCTTCAGGCTGTCGGATAGCCTGGCGTTGAATATCAAAGGTGTGTCCATAGATACGGCATCTTTCTTTGTTCCGCCGACGACCGGCACTTACACGATGAGACTGTACTCCTATGCCATGTCCACCAACTGGAACGCGCCAGGGAACTGGCTACTGCCTGCGATTCAGCCGTCTTCCAAGAGTCCCTGGGCGGATATCCTGAATGCGACTACCACGGCAGGCGGGAGCATAAGCAGGACGGTACCTCGAGGGGCAAACCTCATCACCACAGACAACGGGTTTGAGGCCGGCACAGCGTGGACGTTTGCCGGTGGTGCTAGCAGGAAATCGGACCTGGCACGAACCGGGACATACTGCGCCGAACTTGATAACACTAACGAGTCCATCGAGTCTACAGCGATGATTTCCGGGATAGCGGCAGGCGGGAGTCACACGCTGGACGTGTGGTATCTGTCTCCGGATGACGGCGGCGCTCACGCAGCGGCCTGGCGGGCGCAGATAAACTGGTATACGTCCGGCGATGTATTGATAAGCAGCTCGTATTTCCCTGGGCCGCTCGTGAGTGATGTGTACTACGAGGACCCGAGCAACCAGTACAGGCTCAAGCAGAACACCGTGACCGCTCCGGCGACGGCGGCCAAGTGCAAGGTGCGCATAGAGGCTGAGGTAGACAGCGACGGGAACGGGTATCACGAACACTTCAGATTAGACGATATCGAACTGTACCAGACCGATTCCCTGGCAAGCGGATCTGCGTGGGTGCTGCAGAGGTTTGCAGAGGGCAGCGGTGGGGTTGTGACGGGCAAGACGCCGAGCGATCCCGCCTTCCGGTGGCTGTATTGCTTCTGCGGGAGAGACTTGCTGCGGTCAGGTGTGAACTATGCGCTGATGGTATCGAACCCGAGCGACCCGGATCATGCTGACGCTGATAATAATAACTGGGTATTTGCTGATCCGTGGAGAACCTTCTCTGTGGCCGTTGCGCTTCCTGGAGGTCCGCTGCTGTCGGCGGCTGTCAATGCGGGCGGGACTGGTTATGCTCTTAACGATGTGCTGACCATTGCCGATGGTACGGCCGGCAAGGTGCGGGTATCGGGTGTCAATGCGGGTGTGGTAACGGCTGTCACCATCCTGGAGGCAGGGACAGGGTACACGACGACGACGGGGGCGGCCACCATCGGAGGATCCGGAACCGGGTGCACAATCAATACCACGGCGCTGACTCCTATAACGGAGTACGGAAACTACCTGACACACATACTGATCTACCGGCAAGTGTATGATGGGGAGTCAGAGACCTGGTCCTCCTGGAAGTACATCGGGAATGCGGCTATCGGTGCTTCGATGACGTTTACGGATGCCGGGAACGATGACGAGTTGGGGCTGCTCTCCAATCTGGAAGTTCCCATCGAGGCGGAGATCGGGAACGTATACGCGCCTTCCGCACGGTATGCCATGGTGAGCGACGGCAGGGTGTACGCCGGGTGTCTGAATTACGACCCGGAGGCGGACACGTGGCTCTCACGGACGGCGATACATGTTTCCTCCTGGGGCAAGCCCTGGGCGTTTCCGGTGGTGAATGACCAGGACTCACCTCTGGCCGATGGGGCTGAGCTCGACGGGTACGCGGTCACTGGATCAGATATAAGAGGTTTGATTGCTCGTGGTGATGAGAAGTTCGTCTTCCTCGACAACGAGTTCTTCCTGCTACGTGGAGACAATCCGCAATCCGGATGGCAGTTCATCCGTCTTGATAGTATCGGTTGTGTCTCGGCTCGGACTATTGCCGATTGTCGTTCAATGCTCATCTGGCATGACGGACACCACTTCTATGGATATTCCGGGGGGCTCGCACAGCCGATATCTCGGTTCAAGATCGACTCGGCTCTGATCGATTTCACCAAGGCTCACAATGCGGTGTACTGGCAGGACAAGTATATCCTGTTCTGCGAGTATGACGATGTGTGGAGTTTGTTGATATACGATATCCCCTCCGGTTCTTGGAGGATTCGGACGGCCTCTGCCATGGCGTTTGTCGGGATCTGCACGGATGGGGCGGCCGGTCGGGTGTTTGGGGTATCGGCTACCGGGCAGGCTTACCAGTTGCTCAAATACACCGGGGCGGCCACTGCTGGATATACGCTCCTGGAGGCGAATCCGGCGCGGGCGGTATGGACTCAGTATGTGCAGGTTGCTCCTCCGGGGGTGATCGCGCATATCTCGGATTTCATCATGGAAGTGGAGGCGGGGACGGCGGTAAATCTGACGCTGACCTTCCTTACTCACGGGCTGAAGGAAGTTACTGGAACTACTGTGCAGAGGACGGTTGCTGTGGCGACCGACAAGACGCAGTATCTCGTCGGCTTAAACCTGAACTGTGATGCGGTTCAGGTCAAGGTCGATTATACGGGAGTGACTCCTCCGACGATCTACTATATGGGCTTCAATGTTGACGATGTGTCGGCGCAGGGGGATTAGGCAGCATGCGACAGACAAGGAGGCAATAGGTGAAGCAGTTTCCTTTCCGTATGTCTCGTATCAGCGAGATAACCCAAGAGGCGATAACAAAGTATGTTCCCGAGGATCTGCAACAGGCAGCCCTCAGATCATGGGTTTATGCTATCCATAAAGCATTGACCGGACCGCACAAGCAGATCCCAGTCACCTACACAGATGAGCGCGGGCAGGAACAGAGCGTCATGTACCAGACTGGATCCGTTGAGGATTCAATGAGGACGGCGCACGCAATGATCCGGAGTTATGTTCCTGAAAGCCTGCAGGAAAAGGCTATAGGAGATTGGGATAGTGCTTTTGGCCGAGTGCTTGACGAATCGGGGCAGGGTATCGATACAGACGAGCAAGCAGCGGCCAGGCGGATGGTCGAAGGCATGTTCGGGAATACAGAGCAGGAGTAACCAATGGCCGACAGCAAGCAGCGCGTATCACCCATGCGGACACGAGCCAGCCTGCCGAACAATGCAATAGCCAAGGCGGACCCAGAGACCAAGCAGCTTTATGAGATGGTGAATAAGCACCTGGACATTGCCGGGCACATGAGGACCGTCAATGGCGGAGAGATTCGACACCGTTACAACGTGGAAAAGAACTGCCTTGAGGTTCGGCCGGGCACGAATGGGGAGTGGATCGCGGTAGGTGGTCCGGCTCAGGCGGCTGCTGCTCCTGCTATGCGGAACGTGGTGGGGGCTGATGGGAGCCTGTATCACAGCTCACTCGCAGGGCGGGAAGCTGATGACCATGCGCATTACCTGA